TATATATGATAGAAATAAAATAAAATTTTAGGAGGTAGCATTATGATGCTAATTTTAAAGATAGCCGTTACGGCTATATTAATTTTAATCAATTTCTGGATGGGAGAAATTACTATCCAGAATATAAAAAAGGAAAAGGAAGGTATCGTTATCGTAACAACTGTAGCTATGTTAACGATATCAGTAATCCTTACAATATGGATTGGAGGTCAAACACTTCAATCCATATTGGAATTTCTTGATGATTTATTAAGGGTGAAATAATCCCTTAGTAGATTATCGTTAAAACAAAGACCCCCCATATGGGGGGTCATTTTATTTTTTACCTGGTAAAGTTAATTCTTCACCTTTGTCGAATTGTATTTGCCAATTCAGAAAAGTTCTTGCTTTCTCTAAATCTTCTATCCCGTTTTTTCTATCAGCTCTCATCAAATAAGTAAAATAAGATCCTTTAATCCAACCTCTAAATTCTTCAGGTGTTAGTAGTCCTTTTACTAAGTCTATAGCCTGAACATCATGACCATCCACATTAAACATATAGTGTTTAGGCTTATTTACCATATCGTTGTCTGGATTTTCTTTTACTTCTTCTTTTTTATTTTGAGAAAATTCTTTTTCTTTTTGACGTAGCCGATAAATAACTTCTAAAGGCCAAACTATAGCACGACCTCTACCAAATCTATTTAAAGAATGTCTATCCTTTATACAACGAAATAAAATTCCTTTTACGGATTCACCTTGATAAATCTCATAGAATTGTTTTCTTAATCTCAACTCTAACTTCTCGTATTTGACTAAACTATCCTTTTCTCCGTCTGTACATCTGTCGATAATTTTTTCTAAAGAACTATCGCTTTTTTGAGCTAAATTTAAAGCTGTTTCATTTAATGTAATAGCTAAAGGATCACTTATAATTAAATTACCAAAAATATCTTTATATTCATCAGATCTACATATAGACAATAATTCCTTATATTCTGATATCTCTTCACTTTCATCAGATAATTCAGCTTGTTTTTCTTTTAATGCCACTATAGCAGCTAAAGGCCATGCAATATTTTTACCTCTTCCGAAATTTAATAATTGTTGTTTATCCTTTATCTTCTGGTCTATATAATAAGAAACCGAATTACAATCAAAAATTTTACAGAATTGTTGTCTTAATTTTAATTCTAATTCTTCGAACTTAACAACATGATACACACCTATTTTTACATGGCTATTTATTATATGTTCTAATTCATAATTTGCTAAATGACCAATATTACTTCCTATAGTATTTATTTCCACTTCTAGTGGTTGTCCATTACATAATCCTCCAAATATATCTTTATATGTATTCGATTTACATATAGCAATTAGCTCATTAGTTGTTTCTTGTAATGAATCATCATTTTCATTAATAGCAACTTCCACATCATCATTCTTATTATGTTCCTCACTATAAGTCTGTAAAGCTTCATTATTAGATATTTTATCGTATAATCTCCAAGATATAGATCCACCTATTTTATTATCTAATTTCAGTAACTCCTCTTGCGACTTATTTGCTATTGTCAGATGGTCTTTTACTTCTACATTACATTGAGAACATTCATAGTCAATATCCTCTATTTCTTTAGATATTAATTTAAGAGTCCCTTCTTTTTTTTTTCTAAGACTACTATTTTCTTGACCTTCTAGGAATATTAAAGTTTGAATAGATAAAAGATCTTCATAAGATAACTGATTCATTTTCTTTATTATTTCAGGCATATCAATTTTAATACCATTTAATGCTCTATTAAAAGATCTATTTGTGTTTTCTAATATAATAGAAACTTGATCATTCGATAATCTTTGATCCATTATATATTTTTGTACTTCTGTTATTTTATCCATTCATTTTCACATCCTTTTCCATTTTCTTCACAATACAAAATAAATTACATGGTATTTGTGATATAAGAGTCTTTATATACATTTTAAAAGTGATTATGTCTATAGAATGTTTCTTGAATAAATCTTCTAACTGAAATAAAGAATCTAATTTTGGTGGGTTTTTAAATATTAGTGAAAGAACCTCATGGCGAAAAGTGTCCAATGCAATTAGTCTATATTTTTGTTCTTCTTTTAAAAGTTCTTTAAGATATTTATATCTTTCATCGTCTACATCATACTCTTTTTGTATAGCGTCTTCTAATTCTTCATCTGTTAGTTTACCTATAGTATCCCATACTACATTTGAATCACTCTCAATGTTATAAGGTAACGCATATATTCTACCTTTAGGTATTATTGTTTCTAGCGTGTTAAGTTCTTCCATTTTTCTATTCCTCCTATTATTTATTTATCTAATAGGTAGTTTAATGGAATATTGGAAGATATAAATAAATCTCCTTGATGGATTAATGATTTATATCTATAATTTATATCAGACAAATCAGTTTCATTATTTAAATGCTTATTTTCAAATTTCATTATTTTTACAGATTCTATATGTTTAGTAATTAATTCCTGTATATCTACTCTCTCTGGAGCAAATATTCTTCTAGGAATATCTGATAAAGACGTGAATTTAATATTATCTGTTATAATGAAATTATTATCAACTTTAGTAACGAATTCTGGAAATTCTGTATGTAATTTATAATATAATTCTTCACCATATTTATTCATAGCTGCTGTATTTAGATTTTCACTGCTAAAATACTTAGTAGTCATTTGATTAAATCTATAATGTTCGTTATCGTATAATCCCTTATCATTAATATTAAAAGTATCATCTCTTTCGAATCTTAAAGTTGTTTCTTCTCTTGTATCGTAATACATATCCATAAAATTTGTATCATTAAATAATCTGTATCTATAAGATTTATATTTATATACTTTTAACATCCAATCTTCTAATTCACCTTCATATTCTACTTTAATATCAATATAATCACCTGTATGTTCTTTATTTACTGTAATAGGTCTTATAAATTCTATTAAATTAGGTGCTAATATAATATAATCATAATTCTCTATTAACATATATGAATCAATATATAGATTGTATCTATAATCGATATAATCGACGTATAAGAGATTCTTATGAATACATGACCAATTGTCTGTCTTTTTGTTTAAATCGCTTGTATCGAGGTTCTGTGCCTTTACAGAGTACGTTCTAGAATATATCTTAGTATCTGGTAATCTGTTTCCTATAACTGATATTAAATGTCTTTTATGTTTTCTTTTAGGCCACATACATAACAGTCCACTCGGATGTAATGTATTTAATTCATAATCTGATTCTTTTAATAAAAATCCATTGTCATAGACTTTTTTATTTTTAATAGTAAATAGATCATCACTTATTGGTAATGTACCATTAAAATCAGTATCTATATTATTGTAATTTATTCTTTTATAATCATGACTCTTTAATACAACATGACCTTTTAATTTTTTTAAATCTTTAAAATCAATATTATACTGATCTAATATATTAGATACATTTATATAGATATCAGTAAATGGAGAATGTTTATCTACAATATATGTAGACATATATAAGACACCAAATATATAAATTTCAAATGGGTTATCGTAATAATTTATAAAGGACATTTTTAATAAAATATCTTCTTTCTTTCTTTTATCTGGATCATATTCAAATTCAGAATATTTTGTTTGATCTACTAATTTACAATCAGCAAATGAGAAATTTATTTTAGTTCTATGTCTTGTTTTATACATATCCATAAATAAATCATAAGAGAATCCCATTACTTCATCTACAACATTAGGAGATAAAAGTTCATCATATCTATGTATATATTTAAATACATTTATTTCTTCTTCTTGAGGTAACATTTTAAGATGACTTAATAAGTACCTTTTGATGTCATTATTTTTAAAGAATTCTCTATATAATCCTTCTAAATAATAATTATCAACATTACGTAAAAAGAAATCGTAATCTAAAGGAGTAAATTCATCAGGATCTACACCATCATAAAATAAGAATACTTTAACTTTACTACCTGATTTTACAGATATGAATAATGGATCAAAAGTAACATCTTCTGATGAAGTAACTAAACCATGATCATCCATTAATAAGTATGATTTTATTTTATTTTCATATAACCATTCTAAAGGATTATTAGTATATCTTTCTAATACACCAAATAAATTTTCTCCACCTCTAATAGAAATATATTTTGAATATATAGATAATTTTTTACCAATTGTAGCATTTGGTTTATATACAAAATTATTATCATAAGGTAAATCTAAATGATTTCCTTTAATATGATCTGTTATTGCACCATTTAATTCTGATATAGCTGCTGGTATATTTGTTCTTATAACAGTCAACGATGTTATTGTTATATCCTCTTTACAACATATATAAATGTAACCTTGAAAATGAATAAATTTAATATCATTTTCATTATATGTTTTAGCATGTTGACCATTTAAATAAAAATTCCATTTATTACTATCGAACCAAGACTTACTAATTTTAGTAGTGTAAATAAATGGGTATTCGTATACAGTCTCTGTAGTATAAGCATTAACTTGATTATAAGTTATTACATTATTATCTTCTAAAAATTTCTTAACAGGTTTTAATTTTACATCTTCAGCATTCCATTTATCTAAATCATTAACATATTCTTTTAATACAATAGCATAGCTATTAATATTGTCATTTAAGAACATAAATGGTTGTAATAATTGATTTAATCTATTTTTATACATCGTTACCTCCACAACGCATATTCGATATTAGGATTACCTGCGTTAGTAAATATTCTTCCATTAGGTCCTGCACCGATAGGATGCGTGTTAGTAAAAATAGTAGTAGTAGGATGCATACCCAAGGTTTGAGATCCTGTTGTTCCACACTGAGGCCAACCATAACCAAAATCAGGTGTACATTTATAATACATTTCACTTACAGGATTACCGCCAACATTTACTTCTGGTACACGACCCCCATTGTAAACCCATTTCCATTCTAAATCCCATTGTACCATAAAGTTAGCACTTCTTCTTTCAGGTATTTTTTCTGAGTAACTAGAATGTGTTGCGTATGGTCTAAAATGTCCTTCGATAAAGATTCTATCGAATTTTTCATCTCCTATTACTGAATATTTATCACTTTCACTAATTATGTTATATTTATTATTAATATTATTATCAAACACATAAGAAGCCGTTTTACTAACAGCTATCCCACTTGATTCTCCCGCGTCTAACCTATCTAATCTTAACCAATCTTTATTTTTTATACTAACTGTATCACGTTTATCATTAACTACTGGAACTATCTCGGGTTCTCTACTTATTGGAACCATTTTTGAAATAGCTCTTCTTAGTTCACTATCGTCATAAAGTGGTTGCTTACCAGAATAGATTGATCGAGATGAATCTTTTCTTACTTTGTTTATATATAATTGTAGCTCATTTAATATGTTATTATTATCATAAGCTGTTACACCATTATTTGTAGTTATAACAGGATTATCTAAAGACATTACTTTTTCCCAATCCGTCCACGTATTGTTTCTTCTATATCTAATAAATTCTATAGAAAGACATTTAAAACGTTGTATACAAAAATTAGTAGTAGCAGTAACCTCTAATTGTCCACTAGATTCTTCTATAGAATATTTATTCATTAATGTACTATTTATTTCTATATCATATATTCCACTATCTTCTATTTTAAATAAAAGATCAATATTTAAATTCTTTTTATCTGTTAGATTACTATTTTTTTTATTATTCATCTATCTCCACCAAATCCTTCTTATACTGGGAAAATGATCAAATGCTCCATAAGGTCCTGGACCAGCATCTCCCTCGTATTTAGTTTCAGTTCTGTATGATCTCTGATTTATAACATGATCTGCTCCAATATGTCGGACATGCACTGTAGCATCGGCATGATGATAACAGAATCCTGTATCTTGCACTACTACATTATTTATACCTTTAATGAAATGCATTGGTTCAAATTCACAATATCTTAGATCTCTCCAATATACATTTGCTCTATTTTTATGTATTCTTCCACCTACGTCTGTATACATTTGTACTAATACTTCTCTTGCATGAGCAGGATATGCCACGTCTTTGAATCCATCTCTACCATTATAGAACAATTTCCATCTAACATCTGCTCTAATAACGATTTCTCTATTTTTATCAGCCGAAATATCTCCAAATGTCGAAAGAATAGGTCTATTTCTAGATTTTAATATTAATACTCTTCCAGCTTTCATTACAGCTTCAGATTCAACTGGATTACCATATAAAGTCTTTTTACCACTGGCATATGCCATCATTATATCTCCTGAAACCCATGAAGATCTAGATACTATTAATCCTGCTCTTGATCCTTTAAAAAAACCATCATTTCTCTCATTAACATTAGCACTTCCAGCTATAATGTTATTTCCAGCTATCCATATACCTTTTGTAGTCTCGAATACCATACCTGATTGTCTAGATAAAACTGGATTCTGACTAGTTGTGTATAAATTAGCTCTTTCTTTAGTAATTTTATCCTCTATCAATGTCCATAATTCAGAATCGTCGAAAGGTATGATATATCTTTCTATGATATCTTGTATATCTTTATCTGTAATCAAATAAAGTACATCCGATTTATAATTAGCTATAGATTTTTGTCTTCCGTCTATTTTTTGGATCCATGCCACAGGAGTTCTATTTCCATTATCTCTTAATATAAGACCACTTACATAAGTTGCCTTTGTTGTTATATATGTTAATTGTACTAATTTTTCTTTTCTTGATACTATTAAAAAACCTATATCACTAGTTGGATACCCCATTACTTTACTAGGTGTTAAGCAACGAAATCCCACATTAGTATTAAAGGTATCATCTAAGTAACTATTTAAATCCCTAAGATTAATATTACCAGGAAGATTTTTAATAGTACCGAATAATTTATTCATATTTATCACCTCGTATAAGAATGAAATTGCATCCCATGTTGAGTACTAACCCCAACACGGTGTCTTTCAAATCTAATTTCAGTATGTGCATCTATCACAGCTTCTGGCATTCCCCGACCATTCCAATACATCGAAGCTGCTAACGGACAAGATGGATAGATATCGACATTTTCTCTTGTGCATAAAGGCCACATAAAGGAACCTACTCCTCCCCAACCATAGTTCGTTGCTGCACTATGCATTACTAAAATTTCTTCTGCATCATCAAGTATCCATCCATCCCAGTTCCAATCACCTGGATTAACTGGCCATCTACCATCCATTCCATTAAACTGTAAACGTCCTAAATGTTGAATTTCCATATCATAGTTATTAGCGTCATTCCAAAATATATTTGTTGGATATACTCCTCTTGCTCCTCTTTGACCTGCATTTTCAAATCTAACTCTAGAATAACCATTATGTCCTATACCTAAATGCATACCATCATAAGCTCTAAATAATTGTAAATAAAATCCAGATGGTGATCTTCCATGTATAAAAGAACCAGTACCATCTCTTCTACCTAGTGTATCCATTATCAGAGGTCCATTCGAAGCACTTATAATATTACCTCCGGGATCATTGGCATTATTACCGGGTCCACCTTTAAATATTAATGTTCCTCTAGGTTCACTATTAATATATCTTAATTTAGTATTGAATTCATCTTCATCAATTCTTTTTGCTATTTCTTCTTTTATTCTGGTGTCATCATATGGAGGAGCATAATGTTTAAATGCTTTTTCTAAATGAAGTCTAGCTTTAGATACTATAACGTCTTCAGCTATTAATAAGTATTCAGAAGTATTAGTATAAACATAAGTCCATTCAGACCAACCATCTGAATCTAGAAATCTTTGAAATGTCACGTTATCATTTAATCTGTAGAATGTTTGTTGACCTATTATTCTTCGATAATATATTTCAGTATCATTATCAAAATTTCGTATTTCTAATATCCCTTTGATTACTTTAACACCAGCACCAGACAAATGATCATAAACAGCTTTATGCCTAGTTTTTAATTCTTCTAAGATCTCTGGCGTAATTTTATTCTCTGTATCAGTATATATTTTATATTTTCTATTTAAATCATCAGATTGAAATAATAGTTTATATAAAATATGTGAGTCGTCAGGATAATTATTAAAAGAAGAGACTATATCTGGATTATTTACTTCATAAAATCCTTCTCCAGAAGTTAAACTATTCAAATTTCTGTTAGTTAATTCTCCTAAATAACCATAAGCCATTTCTTTCTCCTTTCTTGTAATTAAAAGCCCCCCATACGGGAGGCTATAATTTATAATTAAAATTCTGTTGTTCTATAAAGTGTTATAGCACCATTGAATGTAGTATCTTCTATACTACTAAATCTCATATATGTATCAAAAGATAATTGTCTATTAGTTACTTTATCTTTTACTCCATACGTTAAGAATCCATCATTAGTTAATTTAACACCAAATATTTCTAAAGAAGATCCTGGTACCATATTAACTATATTGACATTTGATAATACAGGTGCATTACTTTGGAAATCTAATTTTCCAGTTAACATTATACTAATAGGTGAAGAAGTATCATTCATAGCTGATCCCATACTAAATCCTGATAATCTAATAACAAAATTCTTTGTATTAGTTGTACTCTCAGCTGTGATGTTTGTCTTAAAGAATATATTATCTGTATTACCTAGATTTTCATGATTATGCGTGTGACATAATTTTTCTGGTATACTGTTATTTGTAGTATTACCAGTAAATGAGAATTTCTTAGATTTAAATAATCCAACAATTTCATCTTTTAATCTAGCTAATAAAGCATCTATTTCTTCTCTAGTATAATATCTAGAAATATCATACATATATTTCCATTCACCAGCATTATTATTTAACACTAAATTAGCCATTACATATTTATCAGTATTATTTGTTCGAGTAACAAATCTATAAGATCTGTTCGCTGAATTTATACTACCTTCTACAAATAATATTCCTGTTGTAGATGTTACTATATTTGTATCTAAATTTAACGCTTTTATTTCATTTAATGTTGTTATATAATAATAACCAGCATGTAATGATGTTAAATTAGTAGTACTGTAAGTTGATGTTACACCTATAGTATCAAAAAGATTTCCTCTTTCTCTTCCTATAGTAGATTCAGATAATTCTTTTCCTCTTTCAGCAGATAAAACCTTAGTAGCTCCACCAGTATAATTGTCTACAATTTCATCTTTCATTAATACGGTTCTAGCATTATTTTTAACAGCTTTATTAATAATATTACCAACAGCTAAGTTTCCATTCTTATCTAAGAAGAATTGTATAGATGTAGGTGTATTAGTATTAACTTGGATATTATTTCCGGAAGATACTGTAAATATAGCTTGTTCATTATTAGATCCTAATCCTACAACATCGTATCTCATAGTACCAGTATATGTTGAAACTGGTTCATTGTTTAAAGTAATGTTGTCATTATATTTTTTACCTGCTAATGAAACTTTTGAATTTCCGTCTAATACAAGACTTCCTTTTTTAATAACTATATCTCCTGCATCCATAGTTATAGTACCTGTAACATTATCTCCTGATCTAGACACTTTATTTTTCATTTCTTCTTCATATCTAGTTCCATCTACTTTAGTACCTAAAAGACTATCTGTCTGTATTTTAGTATAATAGTCATTATTTAACGATAATTTTAATGCATTTATATCATCATCAACTATAAAGTTTTGATATTTAGATCCATTGTAATATTGTGGTCTACTAGTACCATCATTAGCTATAATAACAGTCTTATAATTTGTATCTCCGATTGTGTATGTATTATTTCCTCCTGTCACTGACGAAGTAATAAGATTATATTTATTAATAGATTCTATCTTATTAGTAGTCAATCTATCAGTCAATGTCATTGTTCTACCTTTAATATCACCTTCGATTGTAAGAGCACCTGTTACAGTTCCTCCAACTTTATCTAATTTCTTATCTAGATCTTTTTCGTTTGGTAATGTGTTCCAAGGTAGCCATGTATTATTCTTTTTACTTCTTACATATATTCTGTGACTGTCGTCATTATCTTTTCCTACGAAAGTTTGAAAAATTGGTTCACCTGGAACAACGAAATTTTCTAATATACCTGTAAGACCAACTTTAGGGAATCCGTTTCCAGTAGTAGAAGTTTCTCCTAAAGTATAATATCCTCCACTTGTTGCACCTACTAAAGAATCTAATGAAGTAAACGTACCAGCATTAAATAAAGAACCTTTATAATTCCAAGCATTTCTAATATCATTTAATGTAAGCCAAGCATATTCATTATCTTGTTCATCTACCCATACAGGTCTATCTTTCGATACTATATAAGAAGATTTAAATTTCTTATCTCCTAATTTATATGTTAATGTATCTAATAAAGAAGAACCATCGTATGATAATAAATTAGCTTTATTATTTGTTATTGTATTTGCTTCTATACCAATATTACCTGTTGATCCTTTTAATGTATAAATTGGTGAGAAAATATTCTTTTGAGATTCTATTGTTTTTTCTACTTCGAATTTTCCTGTTGATATAATATCATTAACATTTGTAACACCGTTAACTTCTGTTATAACTTTTTTCCATTCTCCACCATTATAAGATGGCTTCATATATGCATTTGTATATGTAGCATTTCTAGTATATAATGTAGCATATAAATTATCTTTAGCATCACAATATGCATATAAAATACCATCATCTGGTACAGAGAAAAAGTTATCTATTTGATTACTACTTACACCACCAGCAGGTTTCTTAGCTACAGTTTCTATATATAATGAATTATCTATCATTCTTTTTGATAATTCTTGAATGAATGATTGTTTAGTATTATATGTATTTACTAAATCAGATGTCTTAAAGTTAAGTTCTCCATAACCCGAATAAACGTTATCTGTCAATATAGAGTTTTTAATTAATTTATCTATTTCATCTAAATATGTTTTTAAATCTCCTGATACAGCTCTATTTTGATTATCTACCCAGTTATGTCCTATAAGTCTAGATAATGATCTTGGTATTACTACTTTATATGTAGAGTCATCACTTTCAGATGAATTATCTACTACAGCCATATTACCTTCTATTATAACATCTGGATCAGCTGGTAAAGAAGCTTTCTTACTTACGTAAATTCTTCTTGGGTCACTTGCTAATTTAGTAAATGTCTTAACATCATCCATAGTAACCTTTAAAGAGTTCAATATATGATCTTCTATAGAGTCATCTAATGCACCTGCTATAGGTACTACTCTTCCATTTCTTTGTTTTGTATACAATTTACTACTATTAGAATCAAATATTATTTCATTTATTCTAGCATTTGATCTATCAGCATAATCTCTAAATACTGGAATAATTCTACCAGCTTCTACTTGATCAGCTAATTTAACATTTTTAGCTAAGAATACACTTTCTGCATTTGTAGCTAATACAACAGCAGAAAAAGGATTTTCTCCAGGTAATGTATTATTTATACCTTTAAATCCTTCTGGTATCTTCTTAATTAAATAAGGTAATACACTAAATCTAGTATGTGAATTAGCTTCAGTACTTGCAGATGATCCCACAGCTATTCTGGCTAAGTTCATACTTAAACCAACAGTAGTTGTTCCATCACCATATATATATTCTTTAGTACCACTATCTGTTACATATCCTAAACAAATATTTGTGTTACCACCAGTTTTATCTAATTCAATAAATATTGTCTTTTTATGCATAACGAATGTTTTAGGTCTATTATTACCACCAAATACCATTTTTTTAGTATCTATTAAAGCTTGTGAGTTATCTGATTGTGTACCATAATCATTTAATACTGGTTGTTGAACACCATTACCTAAAAACATTAATTGTGCTACATTATGTGGGTCTTCTATAGATAATTCTATATAGTATTTTCCATCTTCATTAACAGGATAATTTAACCATATATGACCATAATCTGTTGTATTGTTATTATCAATTATAACAGATTTAGCTTCATTTTCTAATACAGCACCAGATTTCATTTTATTCTGAGCATCTCTAACAAATTTTAATCCTGTTGATTTATTAGGATCTACTAAGTTTATATATTTGCTTCTAGATAAACTTATATCTCCGTCATCAGTAAACCAAACAGAGTTGTAATTAAAGTTTAGTGGTTGTTCATTACCAACTTTTATTTGTTCGATTAATCTTTCTCTTAAATAAGTACTTACTGTACCTACTAAATGTTGATCTGATGGATTAGGACCCATTTTGTAATAAAGTTCATTAGAGTCATTTATATATAACTCTCCATAAGAACTTTCTCTAACATCTTGTGGTAATGGATTTACCACTCTATTATTTTTTATTAAAGATGCTAATGTAATTGGATTACCTGCATTATTTTTTCCTAATATTACAGTATCCATTGTAGTATAAGGTAGAATTTTTTTCCATTCCCATACACCAGGTGAAGTTTCTGTTCTTATTGTAATATAAGATTTAGTAACATCTGATGGTTCTACATATACCATTTCTGTATTGAACCATAAAGTTGACCTATCAAAATTAGTAGGTGTTGTTCTACCAATCACATGTGCTCTTGTTAAATGTTCCAAGAGTTCATATTTACCAGCACCAGATACTAAGAATAATTCTTTTTTTCTACTATCTGGATTTATAGCAGCGACATATAAAGTCGGTGTTAATTTACCATCGTGGTCTACTGCCGCTTGATCTATGACGATCTCTCCGGCAACGTACATATTTAATGCATCAGGATCCAGATCTGCTGGAACGACTCCTTTTACATAACCATTTGCCATTATTCATCCTCCTCTAATATAATGTTATATTTTTGAAATATCTTTCCTATTGTATATATTTTATTCATTTTCGTAGGTGAACATTCTTCTAATAATTTTAATTCAGAAGCAGGTATTCTTCCTACATTTATATATTTTTTTAACAAGGCTAAGTTTTTCCAATATATATCAGATTCATTACTCATAAATTACCTCCTATACGTAGTTTATAAGACTCTTGTTTTAGTAAAAATCAAACGTTCTATTATAAATAAGTATAAAAAGGAGGTGAAATTAGTTGAATTATATAGAGAAAATTAAAAGACCTTTATTAGACATGTTAGCTATTAAAGAGAGTCTAGATAACAATATAGATGTACTTAAAGATAGAAAAATAATTCTAGAAAAATTATCTTTTTCAGAAAAGAATATACCTAATTATGATAGTGAAACAGAATACATCGCAGCTCTATGTGAAGGATATATAAATCTTTTAAAAGATAGAGATTCTGTATTAAATTCTGTTATGACTGATATTAAATTAAATGGTAAAGATATTAATGCTTTAAGTACAATTAAATCTACAGTACCTTCTAATAAATTATCTTCTTTAATGGAAAGATATAATCAACATTTAGAATTAAAAGAAGAAATCTTAGATAAAAAAGAAGATAGGAAACAATTTAGAGCTTTGATGGAAGGTTTAAAAGCTATATTTAAAAATGAAAATATTTTTACAGCTGCTGCTGAAAGTTATTCTATCAGACTATCTAAACAGCAAAAAATAACTATGTTTAAAATGGCTCAAGATTACTATGAAAGAAAGGCTGTTTCTGAAAGTGTTACTGCTACTGGTCTGCAAGCAATAGACCAAATGGAAAAGAACGTTAAATCTTTCAGAGAAAATTTCATTCCTGAATTTACTGAAAAGTATAATAAAGATAATGATGAGATTATTAGAATAGCAGAAAATTTACATGTTATTTTAGATAACTATGTAAGAAGAATTAATAAATGGGTGGAATAACGTTATAATAAAACACACCTTTATATTAATTACATTAATTAATAAAAAAAAATATATTTCGAGGAGGAAACTATAATGGCAGATTTTGAAAAAGATGAACTTTTAGAAAACGAAGAAGTTCAAGCCGGAGCAGAAGATGCGGTAGAAGAAGAATCAGGAGTAAGAACTGATCTTGATGATTCATTGGAAGCAATAAAAGAAGAAGAAGAATTCGAAGATACTCAATATGATGACGAAAATAACTACATTGGGGAAGACCCTGAAGTTACTGACCCTGAAGATTGGGCAACTCCTGAATTTACACCAGAAGGATCAGACATTCCAGTAGAAGTTGATCTTGAAAGTCTTGGAGAAAGCTGGATAGCTCAAGGTGAAGCTATGGAAGCTGAAGGACAAGCAATCTTAGATGTATTAGGACCATCAGGAAATGAAGAATTTGATGAACTAGTTATGTCTAAAGATAAATCTACAGTATCTTACCCTGACCCACAAGATCCATCAAGAATCATTCAAGAAGATTCTGATAAAGGAGAATGGGAAGGATTAGGATCTGATTCTGACTATACAGAAGAAAGATTATATGAAGGTGGAAACGGAGCACCTGCTGGTCTTGGAGATGAAGCTAGAGAAGAAGGTGGAGCACCTGCCGGAGATTTCGGAGATGTTGAAGAACCAGACGAAAATGGTGAATTCGAAGATGACGAACCTGTAGAATTTAGTGAAGAAGATTACGAAGATTAATCAGGAGGAACAACATGGATCAATTAGACACATTGAATCTTGTTGTATATAATATTACTAATGATGCAGTGAATAGCATTTTTAAAAAACATCAAAATTCATTTGAAAAAATGGATAAAAAATACAATAGTATTTTAAAAGATTTAAAAAAATATCAGGATGGACATGGTGGTGGGTTATATACCCACACCGATATCCTATCGCGGGAAATGCATAATCCTTTTATTTTAGAGAAAGCTGCAAATGACTTTTCTTACTGGTTAATCGAAATTCATAACGTTGTTTCCGATCTTTTAGTGAATATTTCTGCATTTGCTGGTGGAGAAAGTTCTTTAAAAGAATTTAGAGATAATCTAAATATATATGTAGAAAATCTACCAGCTACTTATACTTTAAGAAGAAAATTTATAGACCAAACTCCAAGAAATGTTAACTATGAAGAAGTCTTTATATACAACAAAAAAGATTGGTTAGATGCTATTGATCTTTCTTATAATGTGTGTGAAATAGGTAAACGGAATTTAGAAAAAATTATTATTATGTTAGACCTATTGACATCACATGTAGAGAAATTAAAATTAAATAAGCATAAAATTGATTCTACTAGTGTAGGTAAAAATTACTTTAAAGAAGAAACAGGTATTGAGAATTTTTTGAAGTATGAATTGAAAATACATGCAGTACTAAATGATTGTATAAATAAAATGGTGAATTATGCTATTACTAGATTTGCTGATTTAGTATTAGTCACAGGATATATACAAGATGATATAAATAATATAAGAGGTGAGCTATGGAAATAAAAAATATTAATGGTAGAGATTATTCATCTATACCAACGTCTGTACATAGTATGATAAAAAATACAGAAAAGATATTAGATGGCTCACTTACTAGATTTATAGATGGTGCTACACCAATTATAATGAATTATTATTCATATGATAATTTAGCATCAGTTACAGGTGTAGGAGATAAATCTACACATGGTCCTTATAGTGGTGCTACTAAATATAAATTAATTAAAGATTATATAGGTTACGGATATGTTGATGAAAAGAATACAACGTTAGATAAGAATGAGAAAGAAGATGTTAAATTAAATACTGACATTTTAAGTTTTCTCCATCTTCCTAATACAATCACTCCCGTAATGGGAGATAGATTAACTTTAAAATTAGAAAATCATCAAATATTCTATGTTGTAACCAATTTAGATTACGTTACATTACATAATAAAACATTTATTAAAGTAGATTATATGAAAGACGATAATTGTCCTGAAAATCCTTGGACATACGAACATATGAAAAGGAGAAAATTAATTTCTCAAGAATTTAAATTTGTTCAAGAAAATTTAGGTACACAATATAGTCCATTCTTAGAAGAATCTACTTATATAGAATTACAAAAGATTATAGAAAAAAGAGAAGAAATAAATGAAATCTATATGAGTTACTTTTACGATGACTACACTAATATGTTAAGAGTAGAAACAAAAGATAAGTTGTATTTATACTCTCCTTTACTATATTATTTTCAAATGGAATTCTTTCCTTTAAAGATATATGAGACAAATGATCTTATGCTATCTAATGAGGCCATAGAAGATAAAATGACTATTGTTAAATGGAAAACTCATCCATTCAGAAAATTTATAAATAGAAAAGGTGATCAAGCATTAAATAGTGTAGAATTATATAAGTATAAATATTATTCTCAAAAACAAGATGATCCATATCATAAAATTAATACTTATATGAATAGTATGGATGAATATGAGATCTATGATATAGTACCTAATGACGATAAAAAACCTGTATCATTTGAACCACCACAAGAAATAAGACAAATTTTAGAAATGTGGTATAATAATCAAATAGATACTGGTCAGAAAGTATTAGAGGTATTAGAAGAATTATATTTAGAAGAAGTAACAATGGAATACATGTTATATACACCACTTCTTTTAGCAGTTATTGATAGAATATATCAAGAATTATATACAAGAGTGGGTATAAATAGATTTTATTAGAAAGGAAATAATTATGGCAGTAGAAGTATTAACATATGTATCGTCTTCTACATACGATACTTTATTAAATATAATGTATCCAGATGTAGAAGCAAAATTAAGAACTATACCTGAAGTAGAAAGATTAATAGTTCAAGGACATACAGTAGAATATAGATTTGGAATGAATCAATCTACAGTGTTAGACATGGATAAATTTAATACATTTATTAGACCAAAGGCTGAAGATGAAGTATCTACACCAGTAAATATAAACGAAATACAATTTCAAGCAGAATTAAATAGTCTTTCTCCTGTAGCTCCTCATGTAGAACCAGAAGAAGTTGTAGAACATAAAAATCCAGTAGAAATTATAAGTTCACCTGTAGTATTAAATACCGTTAATGAAGTCAAACCAGCAGAAGAACCTGAAAGAATTAATTTAGAAGGTGAAGAAGTTAAATTTGAAGAGAAACCTGTTGAGAATGCTGGAAAAACGAAGAAAGATATAGTTGAGAACAAAAATAAACCTTCAACTAACAAAAAAGATAAAGAAAACAAACGTAATGGAGGTGAATAAGAATGGCAAAGATAAAAGTTTCTATTCTTGATACAAGAAAACATATCCCTGAATTAAACTGTATGTCTCCAGTATATGCTAGAGAGATAGAGGATAAAAAGGTAGCAATAATCATCAGGTCAGGATTTACTGTTGTAGACGCATCAGATTTAGCTCCTTATGGGTTAGATCCGACTGGAGAAATGCCTAAGAAGATCACCAGGATAGCTGGTCCGCAAGCATCGACTGAGAGCGGTGCGTCATCACAACCTGGATCTACCTCTGGGACAGAATCGGCCGGAGGTGCAACGAGAACTAGAAGATCTCTAAGAGGATCTGGGTTACCACCAGAAGTAGAATCGCCTGCTCCTGTAACTACTGGTACTCCAGTAACTGCAGAATCAGCATCTGGAAGAGCTGAAGAAAGTGCTGAAGCGGCTATGGTTAGAATTTCAGGAACCCCTGAAGAATCAATAGATCATCTTTAATAATTTATTTAAATAATATAAGTCCTCCCGTAATGGGAGGTTCTTATTATTCATATTGAAAAGATTGGAGGTTTAAAATGCCTTTATTTGATAATAAAAAAACCGCTAAAAAAAGTTTACGTGACATCCCCGAGGGTACTACTAATGAAGAAAAACCAAAGAACGGTGTAGTTCAATGGATTAAAAATAGTGGGCACTCAGTGAAGGGAGTATTCTTAGAGTGGTTATCAGAACAGCAGTTGTTTACTGTTGTTAATGATGAAATTAAAATGATAAAACAAGAACACAAGAAAAGAAAAATGAGTCCTCAAGAAAAGAAAACCTTTAAACAAAAGGTAGCAGGATTAAGTGATGACGCTATTAAAAAATTTGGGGAACTTTATTTAGGAACAAACTCTTCTCAAGAAGCTAAAGATAAAATAAAAGAAGGAATTCAAACAGTATTAGGTCAAATTAAGTCTGGTAACTTCTATCATAAGGCTAATGCATTTGGTGATGATGAATTTGATGCCTTTATGGATGATTTAGAAGATGAATGGGAAGATGATCAGGAAGCGAGTGGTGAAGTATTTATGTTAAATGATATAATAAATAAACATGGATTTGGCGAGTTCATGAAACTGAAGCAGAAGTTTGACGATGTTAATGAAAAACATACAATGAAAACTTGGGGTATGACTGTTAAAGAATTACAAGAATACCAAAGAACACATCAAGGAAGTACACCTCTTACGTTAAAAAGAAAACAAACATTAGAACAACAGAGACTTAAAAAGGAAGGTCCTAAACCAGAAAAAGAAAAATATAAGTTGAATCAGTATGGTGAATATAGATTAGATGACGAAACTAAAGATACAAAATTCATTAGTGTTATCATCAAACCTAAAAGTGAAAATGATCCTCGTCCTTCAGATATGGCTAAACTAATAGTATCGAAAGAATCTGAAATAATAGCATTAGCGAAAAGAATATTTAATTCTCAAGAATTCAAAAAATTTTTTAAGAATGATTGGGATAGTTATCTTGACGTAATTAAAGATGAAGGAGAAGATTACTTTCATTTCTTAGCTAACAATTATTGGGATATTAACGAAGATGGTGACTTAGATGATTTTAGGACACATATTCTTAAGAATTGTGAAGACCCAAGTACAATAAGATTCTTCTATGACGAAAAAACAAAAAAAGCTGATCTTGAATTCGGTTTTTTTGCTGATGAGATTTTCCAAGGTTTCACTAAATCTGTTAGTCTTAAAGATATAGGAATAACACAAACCGTATCTTCAGAGTCTTTTATTTTATCGAATATATTAACTAGATCTGGTCTGGGAGAAATGGTAAATCTTAGTAAATATAATGTGTCTATTAAACCTATTGGAGAAAAAGCTAAATTAGATAAGATAATATATAAATCAGGATTTGGAGAATTTATGAGACCTGGTAAACCTAAATTTCAACAAGAAGATATTGACGACGTAGATGGGAGTAATATTAGCATATTCTTATATTTCCCTAAAGGAGAAACAGAAATAAATGATCTGCAGAAAAGTATTTTAGCAGATTTAAAAGATCCTAAAGAGAGAGCTAAAATAAATAAAGAAACGAAAAAACAACTTATGAAAAAAGGTGGACTCGATGAGGACGATTATACTATAAAATATGATAAGATAGCATCTTTTGAAGTTACGCCCGATGGAGTCATAAGTGGTACAGCTTATGGATGGTTTACTAGTAAGTATAATCCAGATCAAAAACCTACATATGATGAAATAGGATATGATGTAGAAATCACAAGTTATGAAGAGAAAAAACCTCAAGGTGAATTTATGAAGATAGGAAGCAAAAATACTGTAACGTGGGATTTAGATATTGAAAATGGAGAGAGTTTAGAAGTTGAATTTACTTTAAGTAGAAATCAAAAAGAACCTAACGAACTACAAAAAAAGATTTTCGAACAACTTAAAGATCCTAAAGTCAGAAAAGAATTGAATGATTACGCTAGATCTAAATCTTCAACAGAATCAGACGACGGGGAATATAATACAAAATTCAAATTGATACATTTTTTTCAAATAAGACAAGATGGTATGATGTTTGTAGATACTTCTGGATATTATACAAACAAAAAAGTTCCTTTAGATTATTATTTTGAAGAAATCGATCATATGATTCCTATATCTAAATTTAAAGGAGGGAAATAAATGTCAGATAGAAAATCTTACGGAGAATTTTTAAAATTCGATGTTAATCAGTTTGTAGAGCGTAATATAAAATATAAAGGCGAAGATATACAAATATTGATAAGAGATAAAAGTGGTAAACAAGAAATAAATGAGTTACAAGAATCTATATTCAATAAATTATCTAATAAAAAAGAATTAGACTCTTTAGATAATTATTGTAAATCTATTATAGAAAAAGAAATAAAAGAAGATTTCGATAATGAACGATTTATTCATAAATATAGTGGGATTGAATCTCTAAGAATAGAAGAGAACGGAATAGTAGTTGCCTTTCCAACTATTTTAAGACAGGATAAGAAGAACCCAGATGAAGTACAGATAGATTCAGCTAGAAATATAAGAATCGCTAAATATAAAAATATTTCATTGAAAGGAGAAAATATGATGTTGAACAAAGCATATGGTGAATTTATGAAATCTTCAAAATCTAATAAAGATATAAAAGAAACTATCAAAGATGAAGATGGTGAATCTATCGAAATAATACTAACTCTGAAAGATGGACAAACTGAACCGACACAAATTCAGAAAGAAAATTTACAAGAATTGAAAGAAAAAAAGAATAGGGACACGTTAAATGCTAAAGCTGAGGATATGCTGTCGGATAATATAGATGAAATGGATGATGCAGATTTAATACATGAATACGATAAAATAAAAAAATTCACAGTAGACTCTGAAGGTAATGTTAGTTGTAAAGTATATATAAATTATTATTCCAAAAGTGGTAAATTAGGCCATGGTAATGTCGAATTTGTGGATTTAACCACTAAGTTAAAAACAGGATCTTCAGAATCATTATCAATTATAAACGAAATAATGAATAGAACAGCTTTTGGAGAAAGTGTTGTTACAACAAAAGAAGAAGTTAGTACAAGAGAATTTAAGGAATATAAATCTGTAAAAGAAATACGAAATGACTATATAAAAGCTATGAAGTTATCTGCTTTAAGTGAATCTATGGCTGATCTTCGAGGTCCTGTCCAAGCTTTATCTGAAAGAATAGTAAAGATAAAAGATAGTATATTAGATTTTGCAACATTTGCAGAAAGTGTGGAACCTACTGATTTTGCAGGAGTAGTACATTTACAAGATAGAAAAGATCTAATTATGAAAGATCTTAAAACTGTTACAAATGTTTTAGATAAATCTGATAAAGAATTAAATGACCATTATCAAGATTCTGTAGCTAATAGTATTTTGTCATTAATGACTGTTAACGATTCTGTTAAAGCTAAAGATTTAGTAGAATGTCCTGCTGAGAAGATAGCTAAAGATAATGAAAAGGATATAGCTGAATTAAAAGAATTAAATCCTACTATAGGTAAAACAGTAGAGGATAAATATGAAGAAGTTAAAGATGCTTTAAAGAATGAAGAAAATGATCTTGTTTATAATCCTACCGAGAAGAAAGACGGATTAGTACCAGTAGCTGAAATGCCATCTGGAGAAGGTTTCTTTGCTTATGGTGAAGCTAATGCCGTAGGAGGAGCACAAGGAACAGGAAATAATACTCAGGGATCATCTGATAATAGATTACCAGTTGAATGGCAAAAAGGTGCAACTATATTAGCAGGTATTGGAGGTGTAGGTGCGGGATTAGCATTATTACACACATTAATGGCAGTACCATTCAATATATGGATAACTAGTAAAAATAATAAAGTAGAAAAACAATTCGGATCTGCATTAAATATTCAACAACCATTAGTAGCTACTGATGATATATCTAAAGATGTAATTAATTCTTATGCTAAATATTTAGAAACATCTGCTGCTATACAAATTAAACAAGCATTAGAATCATCAATAGCTCAAACTGATGGTGGTAACTTAATGTCTAGAGCAAAAACATCTTTAAGAAATACATTCACTAATATGAATAAAACAGATAGATCTGGTAAAAATATTAAAGATGATTCCGAAGAAATATTATCTTCATTTAGTCAATCATATCATCCTGTAATGGATTGTATGACTAAAGTGTTCTCTAGAAATGCTGAAGCTGCTTCATTAATATTCAATATACAGAACTTAGTGTCTTCTGGAGAAGCAGGAGAATTTATTAATGATAATAAACATGCTCCTAAATCAACAATACAAGTAGAAATACTATATAAAGATATTAATGATGTGACATCTTTCTCTAGAAAAACTATGAGTAAAAAGTCTTCATTAACAGTTGATGTTAGTAGTAGAAAACTTCCTTACGAAGATGTAGTAAAAACAATATTAGAAATGAATGAAAAGTATTTTGGATCTGTCAAAGTAACTCCTGCAGAAAAGAATACGGAAAAATCATTAAAGAACTCTGTAGCATTTGTTAAGAAAGAAGGTACTTCTAAAGAGAGACAAGTATTGTCATCTAATAAATTTGCTGATATTATAAATAAAGTAGAAAGAATTAAAACACCTTTATTCCATTTAGTAATATCTAACCAAGCTTATCATGATTTAAAACATAGAGGAATGGACATAAAGAATAAAGAGACTTATAGACAACTTATGAAAAGACTACCTATTATAAGTATTGCGATAGCAGATGAAGATACTGAAATAATGTCTTATTCACATGGTCCTTATCCAATGTTCAGAGACGTTCAATTTAAAGATTTAGAAAATGAAATATCTAAATACGAAAAAGAACTACAAAGTATGATAAAATTCGGAGCTCAAAGATAGTAGAGTTCCTTAATAGGAGGTAATTATGTCAAATTTAAATGATATAGTAAAAAAATACGGTGTAGGTGAATCAGTTGGTATTAAACTTAAGAAAGAGAAATCAAGACCTGATCATTCTAACATATATACAGATACAGTAAATGAATATGGAATGAAAGTATCAGCTGAAAATGCTAACCTTAAAAGTGCAATAAATGAAATACTAGATGTTAAAATTAAACGTTAAAATAATGAGCCCCCCAATGGGGGCTCTTATATTTACACGTATTTTTATTTGTTAGCAATTCTATTAAGTGCATCTAATTGTTGTTGTTGATAATTTCTAGTCTCTCTTCTTTCGTATGCTCTATCAACAGCATCTGATAATCTATCCATTCTTTCTAATCTTTCTTGTTTTTCTTTTAAATATTGTTCTTTATTAAATTCTACTACTATTTTAGATATTTTATTATCTTTAAAGTATATCTTACAATTTCTGCTCTTATCTAAATAATAATCTCCTTTTTCATAGAACCATTTACCAGCTTTTCTCAGAAAGTCTTCTTTAGACTCTCCTATTGAAATATTATATCTATCTGTAAACCATTTACCTCTAAATGATCCTTTTGTAGATATCATTGTCTTTACTATATCATCGTCATCGTAAATAACTGTGACTGCACCGTCTCCGTATACATCTCTGTCTTCTGATGTTTTAGGTTGTCCGTATTTATTGTCAAATTGACCACGAACTTGTCTTCTTGTGAAATAAGCATTTGAAATTTCCCAATCAGGTACACCAAACGAAAATTTTTCTCCCAGACCTTTATATTTAACGTCGATAATATCATTGATACCATCTTTAAAGGCATTATTTTCTCCGTATATATATAATAGCTTATTTTCACAAGCTGCTACATAAGGATTCTTTTTTTCTTTTTTAAGTTTTATACATACAGACTCTCCGACTCCATATTTATTTACTATATCATTCAAAATAGACATTTCTAAACCTCCTTAAAATTCTTCTTTTTTATTCTTTTTATTTACCATTGCACCTACAGCTTTACCTACTAAAGATTTAGCATCAGTCTGTAAATTAATATTAAGCTCATTTTCTGTTTTTATTGTAGTGAAATCTATTTTATCTAATTTAGCATGTTTCTTGATTAATTTCATCGAAGTAATACCTACTTGAATAATTTCACCCATTTTTATTTTAGATACTCCATTAATTTCAATTAATAAAGAGTTAGCTTTTCTTATAGCAGTAGTTAATCCATCTATCGTTTCTTTATTTTGGAATCCATTATGTCTCACGAAATTTTCTTTAGCCTCATCTATTAATTTATCTATAACATCATCTTTAGCTCTTTCTTTAGTTTTTTTCATTATATCTAATATATTTGTAGATGCACCTGGCGGTGTATTATAAACATACCATAAAGCTTTACCAGATTCTTTAAAAATTTTAAAGAAAGTTTCTCCTGTTCCTTTAGCCTTTTCTTTTTTATTAAATAATATAGTATTCTTTAGATCAGATATCTTCTTAGAAGCGTTATCTGTATTTATGCTACTTTTTTCATAATTATATTTAGTATTATCTCTTGTAATTTTAGCTAATACCTTTTTGCCAAATGATCTTTGTATTTTTTCATGTATAGTATTAAAGCTTTCAGTTATTTCATCAGCAGTATTAGTTAAATCTTTTATTGTAGCTACATATGTACCTTTTTTCATTATAACTATACCGTCAACATCTTCATATCTTGTTCTTAAGAAAGTTTTAAAATCTTGATCATCTGTTTTTAATCTCTTTTCAAAATTTTCCATTCTTTTTTGTATAAGCTGTACTTTAGAACCTACATCGAAAAAACTCATTACAAAGAGTTTTAAATGTTTCCATGCAGCTTTAAGTATTTTTGTGAAATTTGTAAAGAAATTTAATACTGCACCAGCAGCTCCAGCTTTTATTTTTTTCTCTATAGTAGTTTCTGTTAATTTTATTTTGTCGTCTACTGTATTTTCTTTATATGCTGTTAATACTATTTCTTTTAAAGCTTCTTTATGTGCAAGGTTATCATTTGATATATGTGATGTATGTACAGCATAAGCTGCTTCACATAATGCTTTAAAACTATATCTTTCTCCTTTAGCGGGTTTAATAGCTTTAAATCCTATAGTGTCATTTTGTACTATAGATTTAAATTGATTATCTATATTATTCAGTCTACCCAAGTTGTCCAGCCTCCTTTCTTCTTTCAATTTCTCTAGATATTCTATCGTTAATATCTCTTAAGAATTGTACTTTATTTGTAAGAGCTTTAACATCTTTCAGATTACCATTTTTCTTAGCTTCTTGTCTATCTTCAATAGCTTTAGTTAATTCAGTATCATAATATTCGTATATCATATCTAAACCTTCATCAGTTTCTTTATTTTTAGGTAATGCTAAATAAGCACCTAAAGCAAATAAAGCAGATGATGCTGCTGTTATAATCATAGCTGTCATTTTATCAGGCCTATTACTTGGTAATTCTACACCTATATCTTGTCTAACACTATCTCTGGCCATATCAAAAGAATCCCAAACACCTTCTGTTGCCATATAAGCCAAAAATCCTCCAACAGCTGACCAGTTACCAATTTTCATATTACGTTGTAATCTATTATGCTTATCGCATACTTCTTTTGCAAACAATTTATACATTTTCTTAGATTCTCTATGTTGTTTCATTTTCTGTATTAATTTATCACTTTCTTTTTTAATACTAGAGAAAGTATTCTTTAAAGAATCTAATACTTTATTTTCTCCTACAGATGCATAATATTCTTTACCGTGTATTATGCCACCTATAACATTTTCTTTAAATGCTTCTTTTTCAGATACTACTCTATAATGTGTAGAATATCCACCGTTTTCATTTTGTTTCCATTCAGCATCATCAATATAGAAATTTTGTCCACCTACACAATAAACATCTTCGTCTAAATCTGATATTGATTCTAGCACAAGATTTTTATTAGGTTCTCTTAGTATAAGTGCTAATGCTTTAGAAGTCTTAAATTCTATATAAGGCATAGATTTTAATTCAATTCCGTTCGTTACTACTATTTCAGATATATTGCCATCTACTAACTTTACTAATGGTGTATAAAGAATACTATCTAAAAGATTGATTATTTCTCCATTATATCCTAATTGATTAATATTATCTTTTAAATCAATAGTACCATCTCTAAAAGTAGAATTACTATCACTTAATTCTAAAAATATTTTACCCATTATATAATCAGACTCATCTAAATAATCATAAGCATAATTATATATTTTTTGAACAAAATCATCTTTAATATCAAATATCATAAATTCATCTTTAACTAATAGATCTGGATTTATTTTTCCTCCTATTTTATAACTACTTTTAGTAACAAAAATAACTGGAGTATCATTTTCATATAACATTATAGCTGGAACGAAGAAAATTCTATCTTTATCATCTTGGAAAGCAAATGTTAATATTCCTGTAATTTGTTGATATCTGAAATATTCTGGATTTGAGTCTTTCATTTCATTTGTTGATATAGAATATGTACTTCTAATAACACCTAAAAATTTAGCAAAGTTTTCTAACTCCATAGGATCTTTTGCTGATATATGTTCACATAATCTGTGAAAATTAGATATTGTATCTGCTAATATTTTTTTATTATCTTTATTACTACTAGATAATGAATAAGTAACACCATTTTGTACGAATGGTCCATCTTTTAAACGCAAAATCTGTTTATTCATTCTATTAATTACTACTCTTCTGTATAAAGAAATCATATTATTTCTCCTTTCTAAAATTATACCAATACGGTTTATATTACTGGGATTTAGCCCTTCCGGAACTCAGTTTCATATACTAATATAACAAGGAGGAAATAAATCATGATATTCACGAAAGTCAATATTACTGGTGTCAGAAACTCCGAAACAATGGTAGGGGATAATCCTGGTTTTCCTAAAAAAATCAATTATTTCAAACACGATGCTTTCGAAGTAACTGTACTAGGTTCAAGAATAAATAGTGAAGGTCGAAGAGAATGGACAGTTTCTTTTGATAATAAAATTGAAGTATTCAAAGGTGATATAGAGAATCATGAAGAATTAGTCGGAAGACTTGTTCAAATAGTACCATTGAATTTATCTAAAAGATGGATATTAGAATTTTATAATGAATGGCCATCGGATGACACATTTACAAAAAAGATATCTGATGTATTAAAATCTACAGAAGAAAGAGAAGAATGTTCAGTATTCATACATAAAGATTTCTTTAAAGTTATGGAAGAATTAGAAGTAGTAGACGCTACTAGATTCTTAGATAACTTTATAGAAAAATTAATTAAAAAATCTTTCGAAAAGAAATATACTAAAGCAGAGATAGCTAATAAATTAGAGACTATATTTTTAGAATTCAATACACTTACAGATTATAAAGTGCAACAATATATCAATAATCCAATGATATCACAAATACTGGTTTTATTATTGTTAGACTATATATTAACAGATAGTATTAGAGGAACTTATAATACAGGTAAGAATTTTAAATTTTATCAAGAATTTATATATACTCTATCTCGAGATATGTTCTATCAAACAAAGATTGACAATGTTTTAGGTGTTTTAAATACTAATAAATCTGAAATGGGACCTATGGGATGGTTAGTAATGGCCGCTATAGAAGAGGATAAAGAAAGAAATAATCCTCTATATAAAATAGAAGTAATAGGTCATAAGGACTCTGAAAGATATAGAGTAGTAAAAGAAATAGGAAATATATTATTTAGTAAGTATATGGAAAAACCATTTTTTGATCAAAAAACTTATGGAGAGAATTTCTCTGGTCTATCAGAAAACCAAGTTTCTCAAAGTACTGGTTTATACCTTACTAATCAACCAACAACAATAGCATCTTTAAATCCGGCTGTAGATTTACAAGGTAATGCTATTGACTCTGTACAAGTAAATCAAAGTAATTTACGTACAATGAACTATAGAAAGATTGCTAATAGAATAGATCAATTAGAAGATGAAGCATCTGTAATAGAAAATTTAGCACAAAAAGATTCTTTATTAGAGACAGCTAAATTTATTATTAATGATATATTCGATATTCAACAACAAGATGAAAATAATTATCCTGAAATGAATGTATTGTTAGACAAAGTACAAGAAGTTATTACTAATATAAATAATGCTGTAATTGGTGAAGAGAACGTTCCCAGTGGAGAAGGTGTTGTAGGTGACGTTGCTAAAGAAATAGGTAAACATATTATGAAATTTCCTACAGCTATAGTAGATGGATTTAAATCTATTACTGCTGCATTAAATATGGATTTCTTATCTGATAGAGATAAATCTAATAAGAAATTTATGGGTGACAGACCTTTATTAGCTAAAAGATTATTTATGAGAATAGAAGAATTGACAGATAAAATATTACCTGATGCTATTAAGATTGGTCCTATTGTTTTAGAAGCTGATAAAATGAAAAACCAAGCTATGATGGCTAAAGCTAATATGAAAAATAGATGGATGCAGGCATATGATAAAAGAAGAGAAGAAAGAGGATATGATACTAAGAGATTAGCAGAAAGTTATAACGAAGATTTCTTACATTATAAGGATATGGAAGTATCTTCTGAAGATTTCCAAGATGTAGTTAAAGGTACAAAAAGAACAGTATCAGCTGCTAAAAATGCTTGGAGAATAATTGCTATGAAAAAAGCATTTAGAGAAGCTAAAATAGCATTGAAGTATTTACTTGGTCATACTAATCCTGAAGAATATGATACAAGAAGAGTAGCTATGGATCATATAGAATATTGGGAAGAATTAGCAGAAAGATTTGAAGCAGAAAATAATGAAGAAAGTACTAAAATGGCTAAGGCTATCAGAAAAGAAATGAATGCTTTTAAAGATAAATTTCGTGGTAGAATAAAATTCAATAAAGGTCTTGGAGAATTTATGTCTGTTTCTAAATCAGATAAAGAGGAAGAAGATTACTATAATGAAGATGGTGAAGATCCCAGAGAAAAGGTAGAAGAAATAGTAGAGAATGATTATTCTGATGAAGAAGAAAAAGAAGAAGCGGTTGATGAATTAGAAGAAAAGATTCTGGATAAATTAGCTGATAAAGGTGCTATCTCAAAAGATGAAGCTGATGAAGCTATGGGAGAAAATGTCTTCGATGTTTGGAGATTAAATAAGATGTCTGACAGAGTAGACGATAAATATAAAGAGAAATTAAGTGCTCGTGTTAAAAAAGCTAATGATGACTATGAAGCTGCTAAAGCTAAAGGTGACGAAAAACAAATGATCTCTACATTTAAAAAAAAAGCTAGATTAGACGGTTATCAAACTTTTTTAGGTGCATTTCCAGCACATAAATTAAGATCTCTTATAAAAGAAAGAGGAAAAGTATTTATCGTTTTCTATAAAGGAAGTAGTAATTTCTCTAAATTAATAAACTATTGGACAGACTCTGCATTCACACATGTTGACTTTATTATAGACGGATCTATTTATGGAGTAGTAGAAGGTGGATCTGGAAGACATGATATTAAACATGGTAATGATGTCGAAGTAGTAGTTTTTGAATTAGATCCTAAAGTTAAGAAAGAAATGATTCAAGAATATCTAAAACAAGAAGAAGGAAAAGGTTATTGGGCTTGGGGTGTATTCAAAGCACAAGTATTACAATTACCTTCTAAGAAAAAAGAATTATTCACAAAATGGTATTGTTCTCAATTTGCTGCAGCTGCTATAGACTATGCTACAGATAAAAAATTAAGATTCAGAGGTAAAGCTCTGTTAGATTATGGATATGACTGGTTCGCACCTCAGGATGTGTTTGAATTAGTACAATCTTGTGGATTAGTGAAAAAGCCAGTTAAGTTATAGGTGATATAATGTTAATATTAGCAGATGAACATGGTATTTTAAGATACGAAGATGGTAGTAAAGTAAATACTAGAGATTATTTATTAACAAAACCATACATCAAAAGATATTATGATTATAATACAAAAAATCAATCAGCTATAAATCTTTATGTGTTATTAAAGAAATTAGGGGTTAAGAATTGTAATGAACATTTACAGATCTTTAACCCCCAGTTGATTGGGGTAGATCCTTGGGATCCATTATTAAAAGATAATGTAAAATTACAAATAATACAAGAATGCATGCATAATTATTGGTATGTGTACAGAGAAATATTAAAAGTAAATAATGGATTAGATCCATTTGATTTAAATATATTTAACTATACAGCAATTTATTTTATGTTACGTAATATTAATTTCTTTCTAGAAGCTAGTCGTCAATTAGGAAAGACACAAGTTATTTCTACACATAGTGGAATAGAACATAATTTTGGAAGAAATATTAATATGGCGTCAACACATTATGATGCTGCTATGGGTGCTAAAAACTTAAATAAAATTGAAGCTATTATTCAAACTTTTCCTAGCTGGATGCAATTCTTTAATAAATCTGTCGGTAAGACAGATAAAAAAACTGGTCTGTCAGAAATAAAATCTAAAGCTAAGTCTGCAGGTAAAAAACAATCAATGAAAAATGAAATGTTTAATAATTTGATTGAATTATTTGTTATAGGACAACAAGAATCTAAAGCCGATAATGCCGGAAGGGGAGGAACTATTCCTTGTTGGTTTATGGATGAGTTGGCAGCTACTAAACATAATAAAATTGCATTTGAATCATTAAACCAAACAACCAAAGAAGCAAAAGCTATTGCTAAAAAAGATGACAGACCATTTGGTTACAGATTACTAGGAACACCTGGTAAACTAGATACACCAGAAGGTCAATGGATGCAAGAGAATCTATTATCTAGATATATTCCTATGAATGAGAATAGCTTAGAAGTATTAGATATGACAGAAGATGAGATTAGAGAATATGCTAAGCAAAGAAGTATAGATCAAATATTCCACATTAAATACGAATTTGATATAATTGGTAAAAATGCTGATTGGTTCTCAGATCGTTGTGAAGGACAATCAGTTGATGGAATTCGTAGAGAGTTACTTCTTATATGGGAAGATGTATCAAGTGCATCTCCATTCCCAGCTACTGAATTAGCTACATTAACAACATATGCTGAGAAAAAAGAAAAGAAATCCTATTCATTAAATATGGATATTCCTGGATTAACAAATGAAGTGTTTATAGATATATATCCACAAGGAGATGAATTATATTCAGATTGGATAGATTTCTTTACTTATAATTATAGAGAAGGAATTGTTGTTGGATTAGATGTTTCCAGAGGTTTAGGTGGTCCGAATGACTCAACTGTTTATTCTTTTGTAGATGTTGAGACAGGAGTATTAATAGGATTAATTAAAAATAATACTTTAGAAATGAATGATTTAGTATTACTCACAAAAGGTTTATGTGAAATAGCAATAAAGAATGGTATTAAGATGGCACTTGCTATAGAAAGAAATGATGGAACATCTACAGCTTTAATACAGTCGTTAAAATATATGCCACATATACAACCATTCTTGATACCTTTTCCAGCAGCTGAATGGAAATTAAATAATGCTTTTGATACTAATGTTGATTATGAATATTTAGATGAATATGGACAATCACAAAAAAGTGATTTTGGATTTGCTATGAACGGAGCAGCAAGAGATAAGATTATTGCTTTAATTCAATTATTAGTAAGAAAATATACACGTTGTATAGCAGTAACAGATTTAGTAGATGAAATAAAGACATTAGTAGTCTATAGTAAAAAGAATATTAATGGTGGTACTACAACTAAGATAGCAGCAGCACCTGGTAAACACGATGACATTGTTATGTCTGTTGGTCATGCTTATAATGCTATGTATTATTATGCTAGTATATTAAAAAGAAGACATGGTATTATAGTAGATGTTAAGAAATGGCTAATAAATGAAAATAGAACTGCATTCTCTTTCTCTAATAGACCACCATCAGCTAGAATAACTGTTACATTTAAAGAAGTAGAAGGTGTAATGCAAGAAATCTTCTATGATAATAAATATAATAAAGTATTAACAGAAGAAGAAGTAGATCAAATATTATCTGAAGAAAATCCTACGGATAAATATGTTTCTGATGCTCATTATAAACCTAAAGAAGAAGTTAAAATAGTAGATGAAATGTACGAACGATCTGTAGAAAGATTTAAACAAATAGGGTCAAATAATATAAAGGTAGTGACAAATGAAGATTATGATTTATATAAGAATGGATTAGCAGAATCTAATAATATATATGATGATAATTGTGTCAATATGATGAATGAAATGTTATCATTAGCAGAACAAAAATTCTAAAGAATTACTGGAGGTGAAATGGTTGAGTATAGATTTGTATGATTTTTTGGTTAAAAAACCAGACAGTAATATAATAGGAGAATCTGTTAAAATAGTACCTCATGGAGAGGACGGAGAAGGTGATTTTGACATTCCTACTGGAAACGGAGACGAGATGTTCGGAGATTCTGATCCCTCGGTTGGACAATCTGATGATTTCGAGATGGGATCTTCAGATGACGGATTTGGATTTGATGAAGAAGGCGTTGAAGATGAAAATGGAAAGATTATAAATCCAATGGAAGATATAGAAAATGCTGATCTTTCTTTAACTACTGAATTAAGAGGTAACTTTGCTACTTTATATAAAGAAAATAAAGCAACATATGAAAAGTTACTTTCTAAGAACCTGGATTCGTCGGAATTTGGAGCAGATTTTAAAGAAATAGAGGAACAGTATAAGACTATTCTTCAAAATATTCGACTTTATCTAAAAAATAAATTCGATAAAGAGAGTATTGTTACCAAGATTCTTCAATTAAATGATTTCAAAAGACAACTTAATACTTTGCATGACTCTTCGAATACTATATTATCTAAGATGGGAGTCAAAGAAGAAAAAGAAGAAGAAATATTTTAAAAAATTAAAAACCGAGAGGAGATAAAAATGAGCGAAATGAACTTAACAAGAGATGCTAGAAAACTTTGGGACATAGCATCTGAATTAAGAGAATACACAAGAAGAGAATTTGGTCAAGAATTTACAAAGCCGCTTTCTAATTTAGGAGAAAATGGTGTATTCGATATAGCTAATTTCTTAGCTGATAGAGTATTTGCTAATGAATTCGAAGCTTTAGAAAAAGCTAAATCTGCAATGGGAGAAGATTCTGTTAAAGCAGCATTTAAAGAAGAATTCTTAAATCACTTAAAAGAAAACTTAGTAACATCACAAGAAAATTCAATATTTAAATATTCACAAAATACTGGACAATATGTTTCTAACTTGTCTACTATTGATCAATTACATATGGTTGCTTTGATAGCTGGTGTAATACAATCTACTTATTCTATAATCTTTAAAACACATGTTGAAAAAGGATTAACATTCACAAGAGAAGTTGACCTTCCTTATGTTATAACTTCAGATGGTGAAATGATAGATTTCTTTGATTTAGTAAATAATGGTAAAAAATTATTAGAAGTAGCTGGAACAAACTCTCCTACATCTACTGTAGAATTTACAGTAACTGGAGGAAAAGTAACTGGAAACATCATAGATGAATATAATAAAGAATTACTTGCTAAAGATCCTACAACAAACAGAATTACTGGACCTTATGATTTCTTAAATAGAGGACTAGAAATAGTTGAAATTACAGAAAATGGTAAAAAAATACCAGTTAAATGGGTAGGAACTGGATATCCAACTCAATCTGGTCAAAGATCAGATGTAGTTACTACTTTCTCTGCTACATTAACAGATAAAGAAGAAAAAGCTACTAAGACTGTAAGAGTACTTGGAGATGTTAAATTAAACGGTGACCTTGTTCTATTCGTAGACGGTGGAACTGTAACTAAAATAAAAGTTAAATTTAATTTACCAGCAATTGGACCAAGAAGACCAATCCAATTCAACACAAGAAAAACACCTATAGTTGTTCAAATTGGAGAAAGCTTCTCTGCACAAACTACTCTTAACCAAAACTTCTTAGAAAAGAATACACTTGTGCTTAAAGCTAACTTAATAGAAGACTTCCATAAGTTCTCTATGACAGCTGTAAACAGACATAAAGATGAATATGCATTCCAATTCATTGATGATACTATTGCTAAATTAGAAGGAATAGCTGCTAATGCTAATCCATTAGAAAACTTTGAAACAACATTAACTAAAAACAGAACTTTCGCTAAAGAAACTGTTGAAGCTTACAATGCAAACAAAGGTTATGTTTCTACATTAGAAGGTAACGAAGATGTATTGTCAAGAGCAATGTTTAAAGTAACTAACAAACTTGAACAAGCATTGAATCCTCAAGAAAGAAAATATACTATATATGGGTCAACTGCATCAGCTCAATGGGTAAGAGAAGCTGACGGTGGACACTTCAACAAATTCCAAGAACTTGGAGATTTAGGAGAGGGATCATTAGCTGGATTAAGCTTACCTTATCAATTAAGAAAAATAAGAATCGGTGGACATGCAACTGGATACTTCATTTCTACAAATGCAAGAAAATCTACAGTTGAAACATCTGTATCATTCACACCTGCTGGACATACAACTCCTAAAACAGCTGATATAGATGTTCATAGATACGTAGTAAACACTAACTATGAAGCTCACTTGGATACTTATGCATTCTTACAAGGTCCTGAATACATTGAACAAGGTACAGGAACTGACCAATTTGGTAAGAATACATCACTTCAATTAGAAACAATGTTCGAAATGACTGCGTTCAATGAATCAATTGGAGTAATAGACTTCAAAGAAGATCCACTTAACTTTAATTAATAATTAGACGGGCGAAAGTCCGTCTTACTTTATCTTATATATAAATAAGGAGGAAAGAATATGGGAATAAATTCCATAGTAAATAAACATCTTTCTACTTACGGTGAAGCTTATGGTTTCAAAAAAGTAAAGAAAGAAAGAAAATATAGCAGAGTAATTCAAGGTGAATGTTTAGCTCCTGTTGCATATTCTGTTTTACAAGCTAGAGCAGAAAATATGAGATTAAGAACTAAACTTAGAGCATCTTATTACGTTGCATCTGGAGAAGCAGACACTAAAAAGAAATTAGACTGGAAAATGGCTAAAGACGCTCTTGGAGATGCTAAAAAGAATATAGAAAATTTCATTAAATTAATAATAGAAGCAATTAAAAATGCTTGGAAATGGATTACATCGAATCGTTCTAAATGGGAACAAAGACTTCCTAAATTAGAAAAACATATCCATAGAATACATTCAACAAAAATAGAAAAACCTATTAGTGTACCAGACATTAAAAACATTGTTCCTTTAGTTGAAGAATTAGAAGATTGTGTTAAATCTATAAATGAAGGTATAGCTAAGAAAAATTTCAGCAAAGGAAGTTTAAAAGATAGTGACCTTCCATCCACAAAACTTTCGAAAGATGAAGCTAAAGCTACTAAACAAATTACTTCTGCTACAGAAGCTGCTAAATATTTCAGCGATCTTAAATCTATAGCAAGTAAATTAGGAACTGCAGAAGATAATCTTGTAAAAGCTAAAGAAAATTTGGAAAAAAGAATAAACAACACAAAAAGAGAAAAAGATTCTAAGGATTTAGAAAAAGATTACAGAAAAATGCTAACTCTTACAAATAAAGCCATTGCCGATCTCCAAAAAACTTGGGGAAGATTATGGCAAGGTGCTGGTTCTTTATTAAAAATTAATCCTGTTACTATGAAAGAAAGAGCACAAAAAGGAGTCGATAAAGCAACGAAGGAAGTAAAGGATAAAGTAGAGAATGCTAAAAATAGATTCAACGCTATGAAAAAAAGCAAATAACAAGCAAAAAGAAAAAAATAATAAATAATTAACTGCCCTTCGGGGCAGTCTTTATTTTCAAGAAATGAGGAAATATTATGAATAAAGATAGAAAGTATAACCGTAGAATACTTGCAGAAACGCTTAAATTGACTTCTCCGAGACTTTCTACAGTTAAAGGTGAGAACTATAGACTAAAAACAAAACTTAAAGCTATGGTGCTTGTAGCGAGTTCTGAAGGAACTACATATAGTAGCAAAGATATGTTAAAAAAAATGGATTCTTATGGTACTAATAAATTTATGGATTGGATGAATCATATATTTGAAGTAATCAGAAGATTCTTTACACAGATGTGGAGAGCCTTAACTACAAATGTACCTAAATTAAAAAAGAATATTGAAAAAACAATTAAATTGTTAGCTGAATTAGCTGTAAATGTAGAAACAATATCAAATGTTTCTCATAAAGGTATTTATGTAAGACATGAAGATAAAGTAAAAGAAGCTATATCAGATTTAAAAGAAATACATGAATTTACAAATAAAATAAATGATGTTATTAACCAAAGATTAAAAGATTTAGCAAGTGGCAATAAAATAGAAATGATTAAAGATGCTAAAATATTTAAGAAGCTAACAGACCAAACAACAGAATGGGACACTAGTGCCGATTCAAAAATAGCATCTAATCCTACCGCTAAACCTGTAGTAGCACCTTATATAGTTGTAGAAGATGCTGATGGTAATTTACCAGAGGGTATAAATATTAATGATTATACTCAACCAGAAACTTCTAAAGCTTTAATAGGACCTCTTAAAAAGCATTTAGTATCTTTAGAAAATTATGAACATATCTATAAAGTAGTACAAGCTAATTTAGATAGATTAGAAGATAAAAGAAGAAACTTAATGAGATCAATAAATAAAAATACAGCTGCTGATGGAGTAGATTATAAAGCAATAAAAAATGAATTATCTCCATTATTAACTAATTATCTAAGATTAGCACAAAATCATTTTGCTAGTAATCTGAAATGGGTTGGCAGTGAAATGAAAGAATTTGGTAAAATGTTTAAATTATTACATAAAGACTATGTAAAAGGTGAAAGACAAAGAGATAAAGACAATAAAGCTGGGAAACAAATTGTATAAAAAAATAAAAGCCCCCAATGGGGGCTAAAGTTATTTCTTAATTTTTTCAATCTATTTTTTAATATAATATAAACCATTTAGTATAATATAGAATAATAATATATTTCCATATTCGGATATTGTGGGTGCTACAGTTCTCTTAGCAGCTTTGAAAAATTGGCCTACTGATAGAACTACGATAATAACCCATATCCAAAGTAAAGAATACAGGATAAAAAAAAAGCCCCCATTGGGGGCTCTTTTATTCTCCTCGTCTTTTTAATTCTTCTTCTAGTTGTTCTATATATCTTATTCTAGCTAATATAAATGTAGATATACCAAAAGTAAGATATACACATAGAATAACTACGATGATGAATGAAGATAAAGATCTATCAGTACAACCCCATACTAAACCACTTAATATTATATGTAGTAATAGTATATTTCCGTATTCGGAAAAGGTTGGGTGAAATTCCTTGTGTAATACAAGAAAGACACCTTTAACAGACAGTGCGGTTATGATAGTCATAACCCACACAAAAAACATCAATAAATCCATGAAATTTTTCATATTAATCACCTCCTCTCCGTATATAGAATATACAAATGAAAAAAAATAATATCTCTTTATCCCCCATATGGGGGATAAATTTTTATTCTTCTTCTAATAACGGTTTAACCTGTTTCATTTGTAATTGGTATATCAATAGAGTAAATCCTATACCTGTTAATATAGGATGCTTCAACCATTGTAAAAAATATATTGCTGCCATAGTATGAGGCATGAATAAAAAATACCCTAATAAAATTAATTTATGTTTATCATATTTTATATATTTTTCATCTGTAAATATTCTGGTGTATAATATATAATAAAAAAATCTAATATATCCTACGATAGAACAACAAATAAAAAATACTTCAAAAAAATCTTTATATTTCATATATCCTCCAATATAATAAAAAAA